GCGGAGAACACTCCTGGCGACCAAGAACCACTTATCTTCACTACAGGCAGAGCCCACTCCCAAACATTTACTAATACCTAATCAATTAAAAAATAAAACATTAAAAGTCTGATTCATTTCTTCGGTGTTAATCATTTAATGTATACAAATGAATACCTAAAGTTAGCTTTTAAAAATAAAAAGATAATAGCAGTCTATCTTTTATGTATAATAATAGTTTCACTCTGTATGGTTGTAGTAATCGATAAAATACTCTCAGTCGGCTCAAGGCATGAGATTTAAGATAACCTAAATCGAGGCTCTGTATTATTATAATTGTTTCCTATGAAAAAATCTTCTTATGCCACATGTGATTTGGATGAGTTATAGTTATATGATATTTTGATCTCATGGTGACCCTGAGTTTATTATTGGATATTTTGATATATATGCATATCCATATATTCACATATATGCTTATGCGGAAATCTATATATATATACACAAATATATCTTCTATATAGACATGTTCTGCTATTCGCTATCAATGTATATTAACTTTTTCTTAATGGTTACTGCCAGATAATCTCACACTTATGGTTTCTCTGAAATCGCCAGTGGCCCCACACTCTGCAAACACTTTTTAGATACGCTTTTTTCCAAGTTGGCATATCAACAGAATATTTATATATAATCTTGTTCTCATCTCGGAGCTCATGTGTAGCTGATATTATGGTTTCCACTGTTGGGATAATATCTGCTCTGGAGACTCCGATGATAGATTTAAGAACAGATGCATTAATCATGCATGTCATATGAGCTTCAACTTGGGTGTGCAAGATGTGATGTTTTGGCATATATATTGGGTGAAGAAACTCTGTTGACAATCCAAAGTAGCTAGCAGATTGGATTGCAATTGATCTTAAAGCTCGCTCTCTGGTGACCTCCATAACTTCATTTAACCATTCATGGAACACATGGTTGCTATAAGGGACATTAAACATTGTCAACCTCTGAATGTTTGAGATAGCATTGTCTTGTATCCCTTCATTTGAGCACCACTTCCACATTCGCAAGACTAGATCGATTCTCAGATCTTGTAGAGGGTGATCACTAATCCTGTCTCGCTTGAACTTCTGAAATGAGACTTGCAATCCCTCTGAACCCATGCTCTTCAACAGAACTCCCTCCTTGTGCGCATGTGTTATTGTTTGAATGTCAACACTGGGAGAAAAATTATGACACACTACATATGCCTCATATGTTTCATGAGAGCTATAACAAGGTACTACTACTCGAACATCCTTATATATGAGATTCGCACTGGATGCAACATTTGTGATGATATCTGCGTTGTGGCAGAAGGTTTTAAAGATTCCTCTTACAGATCTCGTTCTCTTACAGACAGCCATCCATGCGAGAAGAATTTTATTTGCAATATCTGGTGTCAAGTTTCCTGAAGATTCTGCGTCACATGTCACAATATCTATATCCTTATTTGGGACAAAAGACAATATAGATCTGAGAACCTCAGGGTCACATAAGTCACCCCCTGTCATTGCAGTAAGACCTCCCATCTTAACTCTGGCAGGATCATATGCCAAACATGATGGTACATAACCAGGAGCTCTTTGCTCAACTAGCTTTGATCTGTTTACTAATGTGTTATAATACACATGTCTTGCACCATATCTCACCAGAAGATCAGCAATACTCCCTTCTCCTTCTGCAAGAGTGACTACATCCTTGGAGATAACTATGTTTTCTATGATCAAAATCTCTAGAATCTTTAGAAAAGCAGTTGAGATCACACCAAATATTCTATAGGATTGATCAACTCGAGACTTGTCTACTCTGAAAGTAGCTCTTTTGATTCTGGTGACGGGCGTTATTTCAGGAGTGGTGTCCAACACTGGACAGTCTATACAGAAGGTGTATGGTTGAGTATATCCTGATATTTTGACTGCCTGGCTCTTTAGCTCTCTAGAAGCAGAATTTCGTGTGAAAGATGGCATTTTTTGGTGTTTCCTTGCATCTCGCGCTACAGCCTGGGCCGGGAGTTGAGACATTTTCAAAGGGCAGATGGAGCAGATGTCTTCTAAATATCCTGTATCAGCTGAGCTTAGGAGTGATTTTACCATCTCTTGCACAAACTGGGCATTTGGGATGTAATCAGACGGAGGAACATAATCTTCTAGTTGATCCAAAATACTAGTAACATTAATTTCTCCATGAGTAATTGTTATGATTTGGTTAGACCACATTCTTAAAACCCTTCTAATACCCAATGTTGCAGACGGGTAATAAATGGTGTTATAGGCTTCATACTCTATCCGTTTTGAGTTTCTTACAAAATCCGAGAACAAGGCTTCCAAAGTCCTCTTTAATAGGTTTGCTACAACATCCTTACTACAGAACATCTCTGGCAAAGTTGCAAATCCCATTAAAGAGCAAAGCTCTGGCAAGATGGATGGAAGCAAACAGATTGCAGCTATATCATTTAATGAGCTCGAGTGCATCATGTAGAAGAATTCTTGAATGGACAACTGATCCCTAGGCAGATAAAAATATATATATTTGGCCAAGTGGAATAGCACATTATATAACCCTGCCCCTAATATTTCTGCAACGCCAACAGTTCCTATCAGTGGATTCGTCTTCTCTGTGATTCCAAGATGGTATGATTGTCCTGTAGATAGGCATCTTGTAAACAAGACGAAACCAATTGCTTCAGCTGGCCTGTTAGATCTGATGAATCTCACTATACTTATATCTGATGGAGAAAAGGTCTTTGGGATGTATCCCACTTTTGCATATAGCAATGGATTTGTTTCTGATACAGAGGTTATTGTGAAAGGTAGTGGAGAATCCATAACAAAATCTTCCAATACTTCTTCACAGCAGTCTCTTGTATAAATCAAACTGCAATACTTGTGATGTGGACCTGCTGAGTGAACTATCCCAAGTTGAAGTGAGCTCACCCCCAAGTGTATGGCTCCTTGAAAGTGCATATTAAAGTTTGTGGCACCTTGACTAAATCGCCCCATAGGATCAGTAGAGAAATATGCATGTGTTGTTATGTTTGGCCTGAAGTTATGCAGAGTTCCTCTCTTCGTGACATGATCATCTAATCTGTGCGTGACAGATCCTCCAATGATAGGAGAAGTTGTATCCTCAAGAATTTGTGTGGGAATATTGGTCCTGCTTTGAGAAGCAGATGTTAGAAAATCATACAAGTATCCTCCTTTTCTACTAACCCAATCCCTTAGTTGAATTAGTCTCTCAGCACTCTTTAAGGGTCTGCTTGCCTGCGGTATGGTGTACATCCTACCTGTTCTCTTCTCTCGAGTTGTTGAGCCCACATAAGCTGAGTATGGACCTCTTCTAGAAACCAAAGAAGATTCCACATTAGATGGTATCATATATCTGATATGTGGGTCTGGAATATTAGAGTGCTCTTCAGGCTTGGAAGAGAAAAAGGGACTGAATTGGTGAAAGGGATGAGGAATTGTTACTCCTTCTATCCGAGATCCTTCAAGTGCTCCTGACCAAGAATCGTCCCTTATTTGCTGTGCCAACTTAGTTGGGCAATTCTCTATGGGAAGATCTAAAGGAACCGACTTAACACTTGTATACATGGAGAACCAATATAATATAAGCTCCTTCTCTAAATATCTCACAGTCTTCATCATACCTTCATTCGTCTTAGACTCACTGAAAAGCGTCTGTGTTGTTCTAGTGTTAGAGAACTTAGATAGAAATGAGAGCTTTGTACCTGTGATAGTGTTCCTAAATATCTCATGAGCTACCCTAGGATGGCATGGACGAGCAGATATTAGGAATTTAAACAAGGAAGCATCTCTTTCCTTTGTTGCAGTGTTGAATATTTCTTTCAGATCTTGATTCTTGGTATATGAGATTAGAGCTGATTCTAAGTCTCGTCGCATTCTAGTGGACATGGTTTCAGGAGACTCAATATTTACTGAACATGGATTTGATACAAGCAACTCACAATCTCCTCTCCCGAGAGGATAACATCGATTTGATAACCAAGTATATAATTTGGCAGGGATAGTTTTCGAGGTACCTAAGACTCTCAAGTATGTTGTGTAAGTTGTGAGAGGATCTGGATGCCCCCTATACAAGAAAGATATGAAACTCAATATAGGGCAGGATCCTATATCTGATGATAGACTCAGCAGAAACTCCTTGAATGAGATCGTTTTAGATGTCTCATACAGTTTTTGGTTTAAAATCTTAGATTGGTACATCCTATGTATGTCTCTCAAGATTGTCATCAGAACTTCCACTGTACTCAAGTAGTATGGAGTGCATATGTCATAAGATTTTTGGCTACATGCCATTCCAGATGTTTGTAATGTAGAAATCTTTGTGTGAAGGGTTGGATATATTTCATTTACATCAGTTAGTAGCCTTGATATTCTCTTTAACCCCTGAGGCATGAAGGCACCTTGATATAAGATCTCCTTTCCATATGCTAAGATATCCATTCCCACCCATGTCTCATCCATCTTCACATGTAATCCAATTTTCTGTGCGTATGTCTCTAGTGTTTTAATGAACTTGTCTACTTTCCGACTGATTTCTTCTTGGTCAGAATAAACATAAGACTCGACACTATCAAAGTCATCTGGGATAGGGATCATCAACTTACAAACTTGATTATCTCCCTGGCCTATGACATAGCTTTTTAACCCAGTGTTGGCTTCCACTAGCAGTAGAAGTCCTATGGTGCAGAGAGTCCATCCTTTCTGTCTGAGTCCTTCAAATCCTCCACGGTGGTTATACCATAACTCATTACATTCCTCTGGCTGACCCTTCGGACATTTGATTAAAGAGCTTGGTGGATTATGATGAGATGCCAGTGCTATCAGAGAGTCTTCAAAGAACTTATGAGTCTGAACGAATAACCCGGGAGTTCCAAACAAATCATCCATAAATTGGAACACAAAATATGTGGATAGATATGTCCAACAGATATTCCAGCTGGAGAAGTCTATCCCCAATAGTGCACTCAACATTTTTATGAATGAATCAATAGATGAGGTTAGACTTAACAATCTTTTTGAAAGATCTGACTCATCTAAGGTCATAGTTTGTTGAGGGAAATATGGAAAAATCTTATCTTTTATGTTTGCTTCTGTTACACTAAAATATAGTCTCATCTCGAAGGTCATCATGGCAAATAACCTAGGGGCGATCTTCATTTCTCTCTCTTTAGCATGCACAATGATTATTTTCCATTCTTCAGGGATAGCATCCCTTTGAACTCTACTACAGATCTCTCCAACATTGATGGTTGGCCTTTTTAGAGCTTCCTTTAAGACTCTCCTATCTGTCTTGATTTTAGGAGGTCTATACCCTAGTGCATCTGAGTTGTATAAGGATCTTACCTCACTTCTAGAAACAGATATAGATCTGTCTTCAAGTAAGTCTGTGTAGTCAGGATGGTAGTCAAACTCAAATTCTTTCCCGAACCTTATTAACCCCCAGTCATCAAGAGGATATTCTGGTGAGTAGAAATTTAGAATGGTACTCTGTGTGACAATGAGTTTGTGGATTGGTTTTCCTTTGAGGCAATCTTTGTTATCGACCCTTGGCCACCTCCCATGCTTACTTACAAAAGATGACACAAATTGTCTCTTCAAAGCACCTGTCATTTGGAGTAAAACCTTTGAGCTTGGGATTGGCCGGTTTGTGGCAATATTTTTGACTTTCTCACATCCAAGTTCTTCATTCACTGTTGGGTGACCCCAGTGGCGATATATACCATGTAATTCTGCTAACGACTCAACAGAGAGGTTTGAATTTATGAGGAGAGCTAACATCTCTAGCCCCTTGTCATCTTGGCTAGCTGTCAATGAATCTAACAACCAAGTATAATAAGAAGTTGACCTTTGCAACCGATCATATTTTTTGAGAATAGTTGCCATGCATATAGCTTCCCATTTTGCGATGCTGATGTATGCCTCGTTGCCACTTAGCGTTAGCAACTGATCATAGATTCTATATATC